GCTTGATCTTCTCGCATGTCTAGGATTTACACCCTAGACTGAACTACCCGCAGGGCACGAGCTAGACCGGCCAGTGCAGAATCTCGCGATTCTGCCTGTTCCAGTTTCACTCGTCGCTTGATGCGGCGTCGAAGTGCGAAGGCAAAGCCTTCTTCTCTATCTACAGCCCCCGAAAGGATTGCAGACATAGCGAGAAAACCGCCTTTGGCGGTGACCTCGATGTCATAAACAGGAGTCACTATGAACTGATAGACGCGTGAACGCCCCCAGCCGTGATGGTACGGACCGTATTCCAATGGACTAGACGTTGCAAAGCCGAGTTGATCGGCCGAGCTAATCGATGTCCAGGGTAGATGTCGGAATTGGTACACATCCCACAGCTTACGCAATCGATGCGCGAGCCTGTGCATAACGAGAAATTCTGACCGCATTACGCGGTTATGAATCCCTATAAGGTGTTCGGGCTCAACCCTTTCACCTTTGACATAAGCAGGACGGATGTTAATTCCGTCGAAGTAGTCCGAACCACAGGACTCCTTGAACTGCCCGAAGAGGAACGTTTTTTCGACGTTCGTTCGGAATCCAAGAAAGGTCATCATCTCGATACAAGCCAACGAATCGGCTTGGCGGACAATGATATCGTCTCCGTAGACGGAGAACTCCTGTGGCGACGCTAGATTCACAGCATGCGCGCATGCCATGAATATGAGCGTTTCGAGAGGAAAAGTGAAGCCATTGCCCATAGCCGAGAACTTCTCGTAAGGAACAATAGAACCCCCCATTTCATCGATCTCCTTATAGAAAGGAGTCCTGAGCCGATTAAGGAACAGGAACCACTCAGGCGGCAGGAGCAGCTTAACGACCTCGAAACTAATCGTGTCGCTGGCCATCTCCATGTCAATCGTAGCCCATGCGTTAAAACCTCCCATAGAACCTAGCTTCGCAAGTTGCTGGTTCCGCGATTGGTCGCGCAGGTCACAATTGAACTCCCGCAGACGCTCTGCCATCCAGTCCCCGACCCCTAACTGCACGAAGCAGTTCAAGGTCGGCTGTTTGCAGATAAATCTGTGCGTCTTAGCGTTCTTAGGAACGAGAAGTGTTTCGTCGTAGTGGATTAGCTCCACGCGTTCTGAGACCCGATCGATGAACGAATCATCGTCAAAGCAGATCAACCCATCTTTTGAAAGGCCAACTTCTTCCCAGTATGCGCAGTCTCTTGCGAGAGCGCGCTTCGCGTATGGTGCAGCAGTGGGTGAAACATCCCACCGACCCTTCAGCTTCCGTATATAGTGTGTTGCGTCGCCGCTAACACCAACGGTTGCACCGGGGCCATTTCTGCACATCCCCAATATCACATCAACAGGAGGCTCATCACCAAGAACTGCCGATATGAAGGCCCTCGCTCTAGTAATCCACGCCAAGTAAGGGATTTCCTTACCGTCTTCGCCCGGGCGTCGCAAATTAATGCGACGATGCCAAGCTCGGAGGCGCTGATTGGTTCGTTTGCATGAGTGTTCGGCCCTTCGCCACCGCATTACTGCGGCGGACGTCGGATCTAAACCGTCAAATACAACCTTCGATAGAGCTGCTTTAGCTTGCGCTACGATGAACGTAGCTTCTGCATCATACGACTGTGGATGCATGCTAGAGAGGTGCTCATATGCTTTAACGAATTGCTTCGCCCTCATGGCGCCTGCTGCTTTACGCAGTTCGGCATTCTGAGGGGCAAGGGAGGCGAGCTCCTCGATCAGTGTCATTGCGACCTGCGTCGAGGGGAGAACTGTCCGTGGACGGTTCAC